ACGGTCACATAGACCCCCGCGTCATTTTTAATCTTCAGCAGCATATCGCCGCCTCGTTGTGCGCTCATGCTGCGTCTCCCACTTTGGGCTGTGTCGTGATGGAAAGGCGCAGCAAACCGTGATGGGTCCGTCCATCAGGCGCGCGCAGCACATCGGAGTAAATCGGCGTCGCACTTCGCACAGCCACCTCACCCGCCTGCGTCAGCGTTCCCGCGTCCAACGCATGACCGAGCTGTCCCAGCAGCGCCATAACTTCGGCGCGGCCCTGATATCGCGACCAGAGATGCAGCGTCATTTGATGCGCGGCCATAGGCGTGTCATCCGCGCCAATATCCTCGCTCCGCAAAGCGCCATAAGTTAGATAGGGATAGACGGGGTCTTCGGGCGCAGCGTCATAGAGGCGCGGCGGAACATCAGACGTCCCGCCAAGGCCATATTGCACGGCAGGGTCAGCAGAGAGAACGGCATGAACCGCCCGCGCGAGGCTTTCCGCTTGTTCGGATATATTCATCATGTCTGTCATTGGGCTTCCTCTTCACAAATCAGGTGTAATCTCTCGCCGCGCGTATCGGGGTCGCTCGCGGCGACAACGCGGAGCATGCGGCCCTTCCACATCAGGCGGGCACGCTCTGGAAAACTCGGCCTATAGCGAATGGCGACGAGATAGGTCTGGGTGACAGAGAGCCGCCCATTCTCGAGTCGCTCGGTCAGGGCCTTGGGCCGAATGCCCGCCCAGAGCGATTGCTGAAACACCCATGTCGTGACCGTCCCGCCCAACGCATCTGGGGCCTCGGACGGTGTATAGAGCCCGATACGATTTCGCATCTGCCCAATCATAGCCGCATCCCCCGGTAAGGTTGGATGAGCGCATCCACCATCATCGGAAATCCGGGCGGCGGATTACCTGCGCGATATTCATAGAGATGCGCCAGCAGCAGCATGACCCCTTGGCGCAGCGGCGTCGGAATATCGGCGGGGCTATCGCCATAGCCGGCCGTGAAATCCACGGTCAGCACACCCGCATTTGGCGCGCGCACCAACACAGGACGCGCCCGCAAATCTGCGTCAATCGGGAATGCGGTCTCGCCGTCACTCACAGCGTCAATCGAGAGAATGGGATAGCGCGTTAGGTACACACCCGCCGCATTCGCAGTTTTGGTTATGCGCTGCGGCCGCGTGATCAGGGACACGCCGCAACGCGCCTCGATCTGGCGGCTTGCCGCAACGATAAGGTCCGCTATCAAAGCGTCTTCATCCTCATGGTCGACCCGTAAAAACACCTTCGCCGCATCTAATGACACGGCGAGAACAGGCGGCGGGGAAAGGTCAGTCAATGTCATAGGAGCTCCTATTTGAAGGCATAAAAAAAGCCCATCCGGAGATGAGCTGGGCGCAATTGGGAAACCGTGCAGTTTCGTTTTATGTGGGGGCTGATCGCTATACGCGATCAACGGGGTTTAATTTTTAAAGTGAGATAAAAAACTCAAATGAAAGCTAAAATTGCTAGGTAGCGTAGCATCCGTAATTCCCCATAAAGTGAGCATTCATTAGCGGCTTACTTGAGGCGAGTTTAAGACGCTCGTTTGTTGTTTGCTATGTTAGAAAAAATAGACCTCGTATCAATCTCTACTACAGCATGAGTACTAGCTTACTCTAATTTATTCTCTCCAAATTCCAGAGAGTTGCATCTCCGTTTGTTGCCCCAGTGACAATTCGGGTTCCATCAGGTGAGAACTGCGCAGATATAATTCGTCCTTCATGACCTTTCAATTTGGCAAGAACACGGCCTGTCTCGACATCCCAAATAGTAGCACTTTCACCTTTTGACCAACTTACTATCTTTTTTTCATCGGGAGAAAATATCGCGGATTTCCTATCTATGGCAGAACAAAAGCGTCTTTTGTCACACTCAAATTTTGACGGAATTTTTGCCAGAAGTTTGAAATCATCGACATCCCATAAATAATTATGGGTGGATGAAGAAATCTCACCTCTATAGTGTGAATTGGTTAAAAGCCGTCTTCCATCCGAAGTAAATTGAAAAGATTTGGTTGGCCTCATTGTTTGTCTGATTGTTTCAATTAGCTTACCTGATGAAATATCCCATGTTTTGAGTTTATTGTCAGCCGTGGCAGCAAATAGTTTAGTTCCATCAGGTGAAGTGAAGTATTTTCCTCTACCTTGTTGCCCTCCAGAACGGCTACTATATTTGAAAGGTCCTGTGTTGGTTTCTGTCTCAATATCCCAGAGGTATATGTGACTTGACTTCCGCTTTGTACTTTCTCTTAAGACGTGAACGATTGATTTATTATCGGACGAAAAGATCGTACTAACTATGCTTGTGGGTCGACTAATAGTCCAATACTTGATGAAGGCGCCTGTTTTTGCATCATGAATAGCCGCTTTAGCAGGCTCATATTGATCCCCATCATTATTTTTTGAGAGTAATAGCGAATAGTCATCAGAAAACATTAATGTCGAGTTTTGCCAACTTGTATGAAGCCTTTCTCCCGTATCCGTATTCCAAATATAAGCTTCTTGGAAAAAGGGGTGTTGGCCATACCATGATGCAATAAGACGAGACCCGTCTGGTGTAACTGTAAGACGATTAGCTCTACCTCTGTCCTCTGTAGTCAGTTCATGTTTAAGCCTAGATTCATTTAAATCCCAAATCCTGATTGTAGTTCCATCCGTTGTCGCCATACGTCTTCCATCAGGAAAAAAAACAACGTGTTTTATGGGGGTTTTATTAGGATTGTAATTGGCTGCAAATAGACTTGAAGCACTGCCGTCTTGCGTATGCCAAAGACTATGTTTTTGGCGACGTGGCCAAATTGCTACATATGCCCCATTTCTGGAATAGGCGGTTTTTGAGCCTTTTCTATATCTTATGCCATCGGGTGAAAGTCTTTTGTTTTCTCCATTATCCAAATTCCAGATCATCGTTCCTGCGCCAGGCACACGTGTGACAACACGATTATTTGTAGGAAAGTCGACGAAAACTCTATAATTTTTGCTGCCCTTATATGCCTCTCCTTCTAATATTTGGCTAGGTTCGATAATATGACCGTTCCCACATGCGCATAAAATCAAGCTAAATAAAACCGTTATCCAGCGATTGACCAAATAAGAGCGATACACAGTATTGAAACCATCAATTATTGTCATAATGCCCCGTAAACACAAAGTGATTGAATTATATATAAGGTCATATGTTTAATATTATCAAAATTGATAAACGTTCTAATGTCCTATCATGGGCGTTTATGGCCGCTCGGCTAACGTCCGCTTTTGTAGGAAAAGCTGGCATCTAGACTCTCCTAAATTCTGTCCCTCCAAACCTCATCAAAACCAACCACTCGAAAATCCAAGGCGCGTCTTCCGACTTACGCCTTGAATAATTGAGTGATGTAGCTTTTTTTTAGAGCGGTTTGTCTACGTCACCTTCAACAGCTTAATCGCATCCTTATCCTGCACGCCGCCACCGACGCGTTTTGTTGTGTAGAACAAGACATAAGGCTTGGCGGAATATGGGTCTCGTAGCACCCGCACGCCTTGGCGGTCTGCGATGAGATAGCCTCGGCGGAAATCGCCGAAAGCGACACTTGCCGCGCCGCTGCCAATATCTGGCATATCTTCCATTTCCACCAGCGGATAGCCGAGCAAACTCGAGGGCGAGCCCGCCGCGAGTGAGGGTTGCCAGATGTAATTCCCGTCTGCGTCTTTGAACTTTCGCACGGCATTAATCGTGCGGCGGTTCATGACGAAACTGCCATTGGCGCGGTATCGCGACCCAGGCGCATAGATAAGATCAATCAAAGCATCCGTATCGAAACTATTTGGCTCTAGCGTGCCCAAGCCCGGCTCTGTCAGGAAACCGCGCGGTTTATTCACGCCGTCGCCATTGACAAAGGCGGCCGTTTCTTGGGCAGAGAAAACATCCCGTACTTCTTCGGCCAGCCACGCATCCACATCGGCGACGCTGTCATCCAGCAAGGCCTGCGTTGCGGCGGGCATGGCGTAAAGCTCGCCCGCTGGAAATTCAAGCAGAGCGAGGTTCGGTGTCTCGGTTTCCACCCGTGGGTCAGTTTCCCCGACCCAGCCTGCCGCTGCGCCAGAGGTGCTGACAGGTTTACGGAACACACTCGCCCCAATGGTGCGTATCGTCGCGAGGCGGCGCATGGGCGAGGTTTCCGCCAAGACGCTATCAATGCGCGTCTCTGTTTCCACAGGCGCGATGAGGCTGCCGTCCCCTTCGGACGAAGCGAAAGATTTACCTTCAAGGGCTGAGGTTTCGCCTGTACGAATAAAGCTCGCCCAGGCTTGGCTATTAGCGGATTTCGCCTCGCCTGCGAAACTAGGCGTAGCCTGTGCCAGCGTTAGGTTTTCAACCCGCCGTGTTTGCGTCTCTAGCGCCGCATTTAAGCGGTCCACTTTTTCCGTCAGCAATGGGTCGACGGATGACTTGGCTTCCAACGCCGCCAAGCGATTATCATTGGCTTCGCGAAAAGCGGCAAAGGTAGCCGCGAAATCGGCCTTGGCCTGTTGTAAATCGCCCGTGGCCTTTGTCTCTAATTTAGGGGTTTCTAATTGAGGGTTCACGCATGTCTCCTTTGATGGTGTGCGTTTGTTTCAGATATGTCGCCAATTTGTGTGATCCGCGCAGAGCGGAGCATTGGGAAGGCGACGACGGAGACCTCCCAAAGATCAATATCAGTTAATATGCGCCCGCCCGTAGGACGAGATTTTGCGCGTCTCGTGCGGTAGCCAATAGACAGCCCGCTAACCGCGCCGCTTTCCACTAATCGGCGCGTGGGCGCGGCGTCTTCCAAGATACGGCCCCCAACAAAGAGGCCGATTTCATCTTCAACGATGCGGTCCCAAATCCCGATGGGCGTGTCAGTCTGATGACCGAACAACATCGGGAATGGACCCGCGCGCGAAAGCAGAGAGGCGCTAAAGGCGCCGCGCTGCACAATATCGCCCGAGAGATCCGCTTCCCCGAAACGGCTGGCATAGCCAGAGATAAATAAATCACTCATCGCGAATTAACTCCCTCTCTATGCGGGCGAGGCTCTGCGCCATTTGGCTGGTTTGGCCCTCCAATCTGGCGAGGCGCTGCGCGATGCCTGTGTTGACCGCGAGGCGATTTTCCAACGCGTCCAAACGCGCCGCCGCAGACCCCGCCCAGATAAGCCCGCCAGAGGTCTGCACAAGCAATGTGAAAACGAGGCTCATGGTAATGGTGCGGTCCATTTGAAATGAGGAGGGTTTGCCTGTCATGGGCTCACCTCATCAGACACGGGGCTAAGGCCGGCCATTTGCCGCGCTTCGACTTCCGAAATAAACCGTGCATCAGACAGGCGTTTCCACAGCACGGCGCGTTCTTCTGCCAGTGCAGGCACCGCATCGAGGTCAGGCATTATCTCTACTCCCTCCCCGTAAAACCCAGAAAGCCAGCCTTGCAGACCGCTCGCCGTTTTCGCGACTAAGGGGATAATTGTCTGCCGCCAGAAAGCCTGATTAGCCTCGCGGTAATTTGCGTAGGAATTATCTCCCGGAAGACCGAGCAACATTGGCGGGACGCCAAAGGCCAACGCAATTTCGCGGGCCGCCTCTCGGCGCAATTCAATGAAATCCATATCTGTTGGCGAGAGCGAGATAGAGCGCCAATCCAAACCGCCCTCTAACACCAAAGGCCGCCCTGCCGCGCGCGGGCCTGTGAAATTACATTCCAGCTCAGATTTCAAGCGCTCAAATTGTTCATCCGTTAAGCGCTCACCCGAGGTTGGGTCATGCACCAAGGCTCCGCTCGGCCGCGCTGAGTTCTCTAGCAAAGCCTTGGCCCAAACCCCGCCGCGATTATGCAGGCTCACAGCCTCTGCCGCGGCTGAGAGCGGCGATAAGCCTTCACACTCATCAAGAGGGTTAAACAGGCGCATATGAAACAGCGCGCAAGCGCCCGTAGCAGTGTCGCGCGGAAAGCGCCGTGTGCGGCCGCCAACGTCCTGCGTCCATCCCACCGCATGCCCTTTGGCGTCGCGCCCCATTGTCATTGTGTCAGGCCTATGGGCAATCAACGCAATGGGCTCTTCCCCGCTCAACACTGTTTCTAGAAACGCATTCCCGCCGAGTTGAAGATAGCCGTAAAAACCCTCCAATGTTTCAATCGCGCTGCGCCCCGGCATGCCTCGGTCTAAGAGTTTTGCGACCCGAACGTCATCGCTGCGCAACGGCACCGAGGCCGCACTTTCCGCGATGAGGCGCACACAGCGATGGGCAATCGGATTGCGCGCAAACCCTTCGCGGCACAGCGCGGTATAATTATAAGATGGCTCGCTAGTGTTACGCGGGAGATGGGTCGCGAGTAAGGGACGAGAGGCTTTGCTTTCAGGTGGGTGAGACCCACGCATAGCAAGAGGGTCGGCAGGCCGACGAAAGAGATTAAACATATGGGAGACCTAAAAACGGCGAGACGAAATAACGTCGATGAGCTGTTTATAGGGCCATTTGGGTTAGGTGCGGATTATTCTCTTGAACTTTCCGACAAGGCTTTGATTTATTTGAAAATCTAAGCGGCGTGAAATAGGGACGAAGTTTTGGGGCTTTGCCCTAAAAGACTTTCAACCAGTTTAACCTTTGCCCGCAAATCCATGCGAAGCGCCTCGTCACCCTGTACAGATGCCATCGTAATCGCAGTGCGATAGGCTGTTTTAGCCTGCGCAATAATGGCTTTATTCGACTCTTCGCGGCCGAGTTTGAAAAACATATCGCCAAGTGCAACTTGGACCATGCAAATCTCAATCGGCGTGTTTTCTAATCCAAAGAAATCACGTGCAATCTTAAGAGCCTGGCTTGCTTCATTTAACGGTGCGGCATCTGAGTTTTGCTCAGCCGATTTAATCATTTTCGCGGCGGTTTCAACTTTTGTCAAAGCCATGCGCTCATCAGTTTTTTCTATCTGATCTTGTGGCTTTTCAGCTTTTTTGCGTTTAAATTTTCCGAACACGTTACCATCCCTGTTTTGCGCCAACCTCTACTCAATCGGATTGTAGTTAAGATGGCTTTAACAACCTCCCGATTTCGCTCGCAATAGGCTCGAAATTTTCACCAACACTGATTCTACGCAGAGGAATCGCAGCGGCCTTAAAAAGAGCCGTTTTCACCTTATCAGCCTCCGACGGATTCCGGACATTATGGGAGGCACCGTCTAGCTCTATCGCCATGACGGGCTTTCCGCTTTTGTTCGTAATCAGAAAATCCACATGACGAGATTTCACACGCCCCCGCGCCGCCCAACGGAGCTGTTCAGGCAGCCCTCGCTTCACGCGAATAATATCTTCCAATCGAACTTTGCCATGAACATGAAACCCGCGCGGCATATGGCGGGATAAAAT